GGTTCCTAGCCGCCCACTTTCTGTGAGAGTTGACCCAAGAACCTTTATGTCAAACACTTGCACCACAAATCTTTTGTAACTTTTCCAACAATTATGAAATACCCCTGCTTGCTTACCAAAAAAATCAGCGAAATTTCTTCGGCAAAATATAACCCAAGAAAAATTACAGATGAGGCGATGGGTCGATTGACCAAGAGCCTAGCGGAGTTCGGAAACATCCAACCGATCACTTGGAATGTGCGAACTGGAAATGTGGTCGGAGGCCACCAGAGGCTCAAGGTCTATAAGGCGATGGGCAAAACCGAGGTTGATGTGTGGGCGGTCGATCTGGACGAGCAAAAGGAGAAGGCGGCCAACATCGCCCTCAACAAGTTAAGCGGAGAGTTCGATATGCCGATGCTCAAAGACATCCTAGAGGAAATCGATACTGGCGATCTGGATATGGAAATTACTGGGTTCGGGATGGATGAGATTGCGTTGATGATGGAGGACGCACACCCAGAAGTAACCGAGGACGAAGTGCCAGAAGTTCCAGTTGATGCGATTACCAAGCTTGGCGACTTGTGGCTTCTTGGCGAACACCGGGTGCTTTGTGGTGACTCAACAAGCGAGGCAGATGTGTCTAGGCTTATGAATGGAGAAAAGGCAGATATGGTTTTCACAGACCCGCCTTATGGGGTTAATTATGATGGAGGACACGCAACAGATAAGCGTAGGGAAAAACTTAAAAACGATAACTCCACGCTAATCTATGATGATTCTGTTCCAAATATGTTTAGGCATTCGAAAGATGAGGCCGCACTATACTTATGGTTTGCCGCAACCAAGTCGCTCCAAGTCCTCCAAGTCCTCCAAGTCCTCCAAGCAAATAATTATGTGATTCGCAGTTGGCTCATCTGGAATAAAAATCAAGCTCAATTCGGAGCTATTGGGGCACAATATAAACAGAAGCACGAACCCTGCTTATATTGTTTCAAAAAAGGACAAAGCCCATATTGGAACGGCCCGAACAATGAGGTTTCTGTTTGGGACGAAAAGCGTTCAAGAATAAACGAGTTTCACCCAACACAAAAGCCAGTAGAGCTATCTGCAAGGGCATTGGCAAATTCTTGCCCAGCAAGCGGGCTGGTTCTCGATCTATTTTTGGGTTCTGGTGCAACTCTTATTGGTGCAGAACAAACCAAACGCAAATGCTACGGAATGGAAATCAGCCCCAACTACTGCGATGTGATTGTGAAGCGATGGGAAAACCTTACTGGCAAAAAGGCCACGCTTGCCAAATGAATGAGGACTATCCCTCCGCAGTTACCCTAGCCAATGATTACCCAAAAAGAACTCCGAGAAAAGTGGGGCATCGATGCGGGGCAGTTGTCTCGAATGGTAAAGCGAGGTATGCCCCTCACTTCCGAGTCAGACGCTCAAAGATGGAGGCTCGCAAATCAGAAGCGAGTAAGCAAATCACAGATAGCCCGGACACCATCCCAGACCTCATCAGAGCCATTAAAAGACTCGGATGCCGAGTCATACAAATCAAAAACCTCGCTTGGCAGATTGAATCGAGCGAAGCAAGCCGAGGTAGTTGCTTACTCATTGGTAGCTACGGCGGCAAACAATCAAAACCCAGTCGCTATGCGAGCCGCAGTTCAAGGATGGGGCGAAGCAAAAAAGCGAGTCGCAGAGGCCGAAATGGAACACGCTCGCTGGGAAGAAATGAATCGAGTCACCTTGAGAATGGACGAGGTGCAAGAGTGGATAACCAAATGGCACGGAGGAATCAGAGCGTTGCTCGATGCGATGCCATCCAGCCTTGCGGCCAGAGCAAATCCCAGCGATCCAGAATGTGCCAAGCAAGCCATTCAGGACGGAGTGAACCAAATCTTTATCACAATACAAAAGGGCGAGGGAGCATTTAAGTGAACGAGTGCTTCTTAATCATCTTGTGTGCTTTATGCTTTCTGGGCATAGTGCTTCCATTCTTTGACCGATGAAAACCCCATGCATTGTTGCCTTTGGAGGAGGAACCAACTCTGCGGCTATGCTTATTGAAATGCAAAAAAGGGAAGTTATCCCAGACCTTATTTTGTTTGCCGACACAGGCGGAGAACTTCCAGAGACATACGAATTTGTGAATAAGTTTTCAAAATGGCTAGAAGCCCACAAGATGCCCAAGATCGAATGGGTAAAGTATAAAAAGGAAACGCTCGAAGAAAATTGTCAGCGAATGAAAATGTTGCCAAGCTTGGCCTATGGGTTCAAAAGCTGTTCTCAAAAATACAAGATTCAACCACAAGACAAGTTCTGCAATAACTGGAACCCAGCCAAAGAATGCTGGCAGGGGGGGGGGGCAGGTATTAAAATTGATTGGTTATGATGCGGGGGAATCCCATCGAGTTAAATTTTATGATGATAAAAAATATATATATGAATACCCCCTTGTTCGATGGGGATGGATTCGTGCAAAGTGCGTTGAGGTTGTCCGTGAGGCCGGATTTAAACCAGCCAAATCATCGTGCTTCTTTTGCCCAGCCATGAAAAAACACGAAGTGCTTAATCTTGCCAAAAATCACCCACAACTTGCGGAAAGGGCAATTCAAATGGAAAAAAATGCAAACCTTACTTCGGTTGTTGGTCTTGGAAGGAATTGGAAATGGGAGGACTTAATTAAGTCGGATGCAAGCCAAATGAAATTATTTGAGGACTTGCCAGATGAAGTTCCTTGTGGATGCTATGACGGATGAAACGCTCTCCACTCAAACGCAAAACTCCACTCAAGCGAGGTGGGAAACTACGCCGAGCATCTGCAAAGAGAAAAGGCCAGAACGAGGTCTATAAAGATGTTCGAGAGAAGTTTTTAACCAACAACCCAGTATGCCAAGTGTGCCGTTGCAAGATGGCGAGCCAAGTTCACCATAGGCGAGGAAGGTTTGGGGATAGGCTAAATGAGGTGGAGTTTTTCTTGGCGGTGTGCTTCGAGTGCCATCACGAAATCCATCATAACCCAGCTTGGGCGTATGAACGTGGATATATGGTTAAGAGATGAAGATTGCGGAGGCTGGAACATTCAGCCGAAGATTCTTTGAGCCAAGGGAACAACTTTCAATCCCAGAGTGGGCAGAGAAAAACCTCACACTTTCCGCAAGAGTAACGAACATACCCGGTGCGTATTCAACAAACCTCACGCCCTATGTCCGTGAACCGCTAGAGGCTTTTGGCGACGATTCGATTCGCAGGGTAGTATTGGTGTGGGGAGCACAAACAAGCAAGACTACAACGATTCTAGCTGGCCTAGCGTACAGAATAGCAGAAAGACCCTGCCCAGCCTTGTGGGTTATGCCTAGCGAGCATTTAGCAAGATCATTTACAGAAACTAGGTGGCTTCCAATGATCGACGATTGCCCAGCCCTAGCCAAAGAAAAGCCAGACAACACCGACAAAATCAAAATCCTAGAGCAACACTTTAAGCGATGCTCGGTCTGGTGGGCTGGCACTAGCCCCTCGGCTCTTTCTAGTCGCTCGATTGCCTTGTTGTGTATGGATGAGGTAGACAAGTTCCCAGAGCAAGCAGGGGCAGGGCGAGAGGCGAACCCAGTTCAACTTGCAGAGGCACGAGTCAGCACTTACCCCAATCATCTTATCATAGCGACCAGCACACCAACAACTGCCGACTCAATTATCTGGGCTGAATGGCAAAAAGGGGATATGCGTTTTTACTTTGTGCCTTGCCCTCATTGTGGACTAAAACAGAAACTAATCTGGGGGCAAGTGAAGTGGGATGAGTCAGCCAAGATTGAGGATGGGGTTTATGATTTTAAGTTGGTCAAATCCTCGACTTATTACGAGTGCGAGGGGTGCAAGGGCAAGATTACAGATGGACAGAAAACCAAGATGCTTCGAGAGGGCGAGTGGAGGGCAACCAATCCCAAGGGCGAACCCGCCAGACGCTCGTATCACTTGAACGGCCTCTATGCCCCTTGGGTTAGCTTTGGAAGTTTGGCAGTTAAGTTTCTGCAAGACAAATATAGCGGAATCATCGGCCTACAAGACTTCGTGAACCGAGTTTTAGCAGAGCCTTGGATGGAACACGAATCAGAGAAAATGGAGATCGTTCCGGGTGCTTACAAAATGGGCGAGGTTCGTATGGGCGATAAGCTTATTATGTCTTGCGACATTCAGGAAGCTGGCGGTTTTCACGCTTGGTGTGTGGTTAGGGCTTGGGATTTAGAAGGAAAGTCTAGGTTGGTCTGGGCTGGTAGGCTAGAAACTTGGGGTGATATAAAAGCCAAGCAAGAAGAGTTTAATGTCGAGCCAAAGTGTTGCCTAATCGATTCAGGCGATCAGACCAGAGACGTATATCTACACTGCTGTAAATGGGGCTTTATTGCCCTAGTCGGTTCAGATCGTTCCAGCTTCTCCGAGATTGTGAATGAACAAAAGGTTCAACGCCCATACTCAAGGATTGCTAATGGCGACCCATTCAGCGGAAAAGCGATTCAAAGCAAGGCAGGATGGAAATGGAAGCTCTGCCCAGTTTGGCGTTGGTCTAACCCATCCATCAAAGACATCCTAGCCCAACTATTAAAAGAGGAGGGTTTTATTGCCTTGGATACACCCGATGTCTGGAAGGTTCACATCGAAGCAGAGGTTAAGGTGAAGGTTAAGAATCCTATGACTGGCAGAGAAAGGCTTGTATGGAAGCAGGTTGGTAAAAATAATCATTTGATGGACTGCGAGTGTATGAATATCGTGGGTGCGGCACTTCACGGAAGGCTAAAAGTCTCTCCCGCAAATTTGACAGAGGAGGTTGAGAATGGCGAAGGGTGATTTTATTGGGCTACCCCTCACCACCCTAACTTCTCTGCGTGATAAATATATCACTTGTCTTGAAGCGATTGCGGTGGCGGGTTCAAGCTATTCGATAGCCGGACGTTCTTTTTCAAGGGCGAATCTAGGTGAGGTAAGAGATACGATTGCGGAATTGACCTTGGCCATTCAGCAAGCGACTGGTGGACGAGTTCGCACCACCTACGCAAAGTTCGGCCCTGCTCGTTCGCTTGGGATGATATAAGTGAAGAAGGTTGAATTAAACCTAATTGATAAGGCGATTGCCTTTGTTAATCCACAAGCGGCGGTTGAGCGTTTGGCTTCTAGGGCAAAGCTCACAGCATTTGAATATGATGCGACTCAATACAATCGACAACGCCGAGGGCCGTCCTCTTTGTCTGGTGCAGAAGGTTTTCGCTCAAACTATGACCGAGTAGAATTGCTCAAGCGTTCTAGGGACTTGGCAGAGAATGTTGGTTTGGTGCGTGGCCTATTGATGAAGTTTGCAAGTCATTGTGCAGGGAACATCTCTTACCAAGCCAGAACAGAAAGCCCCAAGGTCAATAGCGATGTAGAGGCTTATTGGAACGAGTGGTGGGACAAGTGCGATCTGTCTGGACGAAACACCGGGTCGTTCCTAATGCAAATCGCTATGATGTCGATGCTCCGAGATGGAGATTTTCTTTTTGTTTTAGTCCGTGACCAGCAAGGCAATTTAAGGTTGCAGGGAATCGAAGCGGACAGACTCGGAGACCCCAATAGAACCTACACAAGCCTTAACCTTATTAGCGGGATTCACGTCGATCAAGAAACTGGTGCACCAGTTGGATATGACATTTATCTTCGCACCTACGGGAACGCTTATATTTTTCAAACAACCGTTCCTGCAAGTCAAGCGTTCCATCTTTATGACCCACTCCGCATTGACCAGTATAGAGGCATTTCTGCTTTTCATACGGCTATCAATGACTGCGTGGACATCTACGAGATTATTGCTTCTGAAAAGATGGCGGCCAAATATGCAAGCTCACAAGCTGGAATCGTAAAGCGAAATAATAATAACGCTTCCGATCTTTCCACGCTCACCAACGATTTGAACGCCGACAATCAGGGCATCAAACTAGAGACCATTGAACCCGGCAAAGTCAGTTATCTTGAAGTCAATGAGGACATTATTTTTCCTGACGGTCCGAGTCGTCCCTCTGGTGCGTTTGCAGAGTTTCACAAGATTCTTTTACGAAACATTTGTATGGGTGTTGGTATTCCCTATAGTTTTGCCGTAGACCCATCCTCGATGTCTGGCCCGACAGCACGGCTTGAAATGCAACAAGCAGGACGCACTTTCCGCAGATACCAGAAACTCCTAGAGGATAGGGTTCTTCGCCCACTAAAGAACATTGTAATTGCAGACGGAGTGGCTAGGGGATTGATTGCGAATAACCTTGGGAGCAAAAGCACGAAGGGAGTTTTCAATTTTGGTGCGAATGTTTCAATAGATTTAGCTCGTGAAGCACAAGCCAATATCGCAGAGTTCAGAGCCGGTCTAACAACGGCAAGCTCAATCTATGCAGAGAAGGGATTGGACTTTGAAAGTTCAATGAGGCAGAGAGCGTTGGAGGCCAAGCTAGTTAAAGACTTGGCAGAACAATACGGAGTCGCACCAGATACAATTTCTGATATTAACAAACCAATTCCTGTTCCTATGTTTGGATCGCCAGCAACAGCACCAGAACAGATGCAAGATGAGGCACAAGATGAAAACGCAGTTGTGATTGTCCCGCCCATTAAAGAACAAGATACAAAAAGTCGAACAACTGGTGGCGATGGAGATATTGATGTGGGCGAAGTGCGTGAGCCAACTGAACCCGGAGCGACCGAGGATACAGAAAAAATTGATGGGAGGCAGATTGATAACAACCTAGAGGAACTTTCCAAGCTAGACAACAAAAGCCTAAAAATGCTTATTGGTGGAATCTTAAATGCTTGCGAACTAGGAAAGTATTCGGATATCGATTTTACTCCCCCACAAGGAGCTAGAGAGGCCGCTAAACGAGCATTGGAAGTTCGAGGCGAGAAACCGCCAAGCCAGAGAGGAATGACTTCTGTAGGCATCGCTAGAGCTAGGGATTTGATTGCTGGAAAGTCTTTATCGCCAGATACAATTCGTAGGATGCACTCCTTCTTTAGCCGTCACGAAGTCGATAAAAAAGGTCAAGGCTGGGACGATCAAGGCAAGGGATGGCAAGCGTGGAATGGCTGGGGTGGTGATGCTGGCTTTTCTTGGGTCAAGAAACTCATCAAACAAATGGATAGCCGGGATGAAAAGCTCGAAGAACCAGCCTCTTGCCCAATCGCAACGCAAGACATCAAAACCAATTTAGCCAATAGACAGAACGCCGTGGACGACGCAAACTATGGCCCAGCCAACCCCAACGAACCAAACGAGGATTATTGGAAAGCCAAGGCCAACGAGTTTCAAGGCGATGTAGCCACAGCCAAGAAAATGCGTTGCGGTAATTGTGCGGCTTTCAATCAAACAAACAAGCTTCTTGGTTGCATTAAGAAGGGAATTGGTGAGGATGCAAACGAAGTAGCAGTTGGTGGCGATCTTGGTTACTGCGAGATTTTTGATTTCAAATGTGCGGCTAAACGGACTTGCGATGCTTGGATTGTTGGTGGCCCGATTAAAGATAAGAGCAAGTAATTGACAAACTAGGAAGGTGATTATGGAAAACGCCAACGGCGAGACAATTCTCACAACTCTACTAACCTACCAGAATCAGTATAAGATATTTCATTGGCAGACAAGGAGTTATAGCCAACATAAGAGCTTTGGAGAAATCTACGAGTCTCTTACAGAGAACATTGATGAGTTTGTGGAAACCTTTATGGGCAAGTATGGACGAATCATATCTGCCTCTACCTTTGACTTTAGCCTAGACAATTACTCCGAAGGCTTTGCGGAATACAACGATGAGTTTATTTCGTTCTTGTCTGATGAGTTGCCGAGTTATTTGAATGAAGGTGACACGGACTTATTGAATATCCGAGATGAGATTCTTGGTAACGTGAACCAACTCAAATACCTATTAACCCTAGTTTAATTATATGCCCCTAATCACACCAGAAAAAGGCGAGAAAACAAAAGACTTCGTTGGCCGTTTTATGGGCAACAAGACAGCCGTAAAGGACTTCCCAGATGTTAAGCAAAGGGCGGCAGTTGCCTATCAGACCTATCGGGACACAAAGAAAAAGCAACGCAAAGAGGCTAGGCTTGAAGAGGATTCCACAGTTATCCCTAATGTGTATATCTTGAGCCAAGGCGAAGCCAGAGGCCACGATTTATTTATTGATAAAACTTCCATTGAGAAGGCTTACGAGCTAATGTCTCAAGCCCCCAATGGCGTGAAGGTTAAGATGAATCACGGCTCTGGATTGGACGCAGTTTTGGGATTTGCACGCAACCCACGAATCGAGGGAGACAAGCTATTAGCCGATCTTCACTTGCTCAAAAGCTCCCCTCATTACGGCCTAGTTAAAGAGATGGCAAACGAAGCTCCTGATCAGTTTGGGGTGAGCCTTGCTTTCTTGAATGAATCTGAAACTATTGGGGGCAAGGACTACATTCGCCCCCAGAGGATTGAATCTGCCGACCTAGTTTCTAGCCCTGCCTCAAATGAGAAGTTTAGGGACTTTCAAAGCAAAGATGTTGAGATGCTTGTTTTCGCAGTTGGAACAAAGTTCCGATGCTGGGAAGGTTACAAACCAGCAAAGGGAGTTTCGGCATACGAATCTGGTTCTTGCGTAAAGGCAGAATCAAAATTGGCATATAATGCGGGAGGCGTTAGCATCCCTGCCGATACACAAGCCGTTGTGGAACACGACCCAATACTTGACAATAAGGAGAATAAAAATATGGACAAGAAATATATGGACGAATTGAGCGAACTTAAAGCTCGCCTAGAGGCTCTCGAAGCCGCTATGAAACCCGCAGACGAAGCCGCAGACCAAGCCGAAGATAAGGCCGAAGGCGTGCCAGTTGCTGATGTTCCTTCCCCCGAAGATAAGGTGAAGAAGGATGACACGCAGATGGCCGAGAAGCTCAAAGCAGTTCTCACCGAGTTTGGCATTAAGCCCATCTCTGCTTCACCAGTTGTTGAAGCCCCTGCGAAGGTTGAACCCAAAACTTTTGAAGAACTCGTGGCCGCCCATAGCGATTACGGAACTTCAAAGCTCAAGGCTATGCAAGCCGTGATGCTATCTAACCCCACTGAATATGCCGAGGCAAAAAGCCGTGGCATTATCAAAATCTAACAAAAGGATAAACTAAAATGTCTACTCAAGTTGATAATGTTTTCCGTACATTCGGAACGGCCTCTGCTGTTTCGGCTTATCGGTTCGTTACCCCCGATACCACCACGGCGGGTTTCGTAAATGTTGCTGTTTCTGGTGCTAACAAAACCATCGGAGTAACTCAAGAAGATGCTCCCGCTGGTGGCTTCGTGAGCGTCAAGATGCTTCACCCAACCTTTTTTGCAACCGTCTCTGGGACGTGTGCAGTTGGTAACACAGTGTTCTTCGATGCGGCTGGCCAAGTGACTACGCTTGCGGCTAACTTGTCGACTGCTGGAATAGCTCTTGAAGCGGCCACGGCAACCTCGGCGGTTATCGAAATCGCAATTCCATTGTTCTAAACAATAACAACAACAAACAAAGAAAGAATAATATAAAATGAGCTTTATTTCTGGTGGCACGACCATTCGTGCTGATATTAACCAAGCCCTCATCGAAGCACCCGCTGAAATCGGATTGATTGGTGCGGACATTATGCCTCTCTTGCCAGTTTCGGCAAAGAGTGGTGTTTACCTCAAAGTGCAGACGGCTGATGCTGACCTCTTGAACGCTGATGCGGCCAAGCGGAATGCTGGTGCTGAATACGCTCGTGCGGTTCGGAAATTCACTTCTGATACCTACGATTGCCAAGAGACCGGCCTAGAGGAATTGTTGGATGATTCCTTCCGTTCGGATGCTTCACGCTTCTTCGCAATCGAGGCAGAAACAGCGAAGTTCTTGCTCCGTCAGGTTAAGCTCTCCCACGAAAAGCGGGTGGCTGACTTGCTCTGGGCGACAACGACCCCCTTCACCACGGCTGACGTTAGCCCCACGGCTAACTACACCGAAGCTAACTTGGCAACCATCAACGCTCCCGCAGACGTTGCGGCTGGCAAGCTCGCTCTTAATAAATTAGGGTATGAAGCCAACTGCGTCGTAATGAGTGCCAACGTGTACGAGCGTGTTCGTCGGACGACCCTCTTGCAGAATCAATTCTACGGAGTTGTTTCGAATACTGGTGGGCGTTTGCTCGATGAGAAACAGATTGCACTCGCTTTCGGCGTGGACAATGTTTACATCGGACGTGCCGCTTACAACACAGCGAACAAGAACAAGAGCTACTCTGGCTCGTTCATCGTTCCCGATAGCAAGATCATCGTTGCCAATGTTGGTAGCGGTCAGTTCACTGCTGGTGGATTGGGTCGCACCTTGGTCTGGTCTGATGACGCTCCGGGTGGTTTCGTCTCCGAGAGCTATCGTGACGAGGCTCGTCGATCCAATGTTCTCCGTGTTCGTATGAACACAGCCGAGAAAGTCATTGATGCGAACGCCGCTGTTCGTATCACCACGACTTACAGCTAAAGATTGGTTGGTTGTTTCCTCCGAATAAGGGGGGAGGGCGAAAGCTCTCCCCCCTTTTCTTTGACACAAGAGTAATAGAATTATGTCAGACCTTTCAAATTCCGAACCTTATTATGATCAGATTGCACACGCCGCAAGAACTGGAACTAGATATGTTACAACAACGACAAGCTCTGTTGCTGGAACATTCGCTGGTCTAGTTGCTATTACTGAAACAAAGTTTTATTCAATCACATCTACCGTAACTGGTATGAGTGCGATTGCAAATACAACATTGGCTAGTGCAACGACTATTCCCGCTGGTGCTTATATCGCTGGAAATGTTTCCAATTTTCAAATTCATTCTGGTGTAGTTCTAGCAATCGGAGGCTAAAATGGCTGGTTATGGCTACGGAGCCTCCATAAGTGGAAGCAGAACAGCAATCGTTGTTGTTGGAACATCAGCACCCCCATTTGGATTGCCAGCACAAATCATAGTTACTGGGTCTAGTGGTGCTGACGGAACATACACAAAAACAAATTTAGCAGGACTTTACACACCAGCACCTAATTCTGGGACATATAATTATTTATTAGGTGTTGGAGTATTTTACATTACATCACCCGGCAATTCAAATAATAATGGCGATTATACTGGTAATGATTGGGTTTTGGCTTCAGGAAGTGATGGAGTTACAATTTACTCAGAAAATACAAGCACGGATGCAAATAATGTTCCGATAAATGGATGGTCGCCATCCATAACTATTACCTCCGTTTGATGAATAACTAAACACATATAATTGACATCCTTTAGCGGTTAGAAATCCTATTCTAAATGAAATATCCTATTTCACTTTATTTGATTGCCGGTAATGAAGAAGATTACATTGAGCGTTGCCTCAAGTCATTTGCCCCTATCGCAAAAGAAATGGTTGTATGTATTTCTAGGGGGTCAGCTACGCCCGACAAAACCGAAGAGATTGCAAGCGGGTTGGGGGCAAAGATTGTTCACTATAAGAACCAAAGGGATGACTGGAATCATATAGACGATTTTGCCACGGCTAGGAATACGGCTCTTGAGGCGTGTTCGAGTGACTGGTGTTTATGGGTCGATTGTGACGATGTAATGGTCGAGGATGGGGCGAAAGTGGTCGAAGAGGCTATTGACCTAGCCATTCAAAAAGACGCTCACCTAGTGGCATTAAAATATTGGGTGGAAAATGCTGGTTTGTTACCCCTTCGAGAAGAAATTTCAAAGAAAGGCACTTGCAGATGGAAAAACAGAGTTCACGAGATGCTTGTCACAAAAGAGCCAAACAAGACGATTGGCGTAGATAAGATTTTTCGTATCCACAAGCCACACGGATATAAGCCAAGAAGTGCGGAAAGAAACTTTAACATATTGGCCGACACGCTTGTTCCTACACCTAACTCCCTTTATTACCAAGCTCAAGAATACTTCTTGTCGAATCAATATGAGAAATGCATAGAGTCGAGCAAGAAGGCTCTTATGTTCGCAGAGCTAGAGGATACGCTTCGATATGATGTGCTTTGCAATTTAGGCAGAATCACGCCAGACAATGAAAGGCTAAAATGGCTTGGTGAGGCAGTAGCATTAAACCCAGATAGGAGAGAGGCTTATTTTTATATAGCTAATCACTATTCTGGAAAGGGGAATTGGCTCAAGACCTATGGGGCTATGCGGTCTTGCTTGACTCTTCATAGGCCAAAGGTTCACTACTGGAATCTTGTAGAAGCAATTTACAACTGGCAAGCGATGGATTTATATGAAACGGCCTCGATATGTGTTGGAGAGGCTAGTGAGGCTGAAAAGATTAAGAAGATGCGGCCAGCACCCAAGATAAGCATTATTCACGCAACAAAGGGGAGGCCACAGATTGCTTGGCAAAGACGCTGGCAGTGGCTTTCCTTGGCTCAAAATCCCCTAGAAATTGAATGGCTATTTATGGTTGATCACGATGAAGCCATAGACTACACCCCGCACCAAGCCATTCGAGTAAATCCGGGTGGGATTATCAATGCTTGGAACGCAGGGGCGAAACTAGCCAAGGGGAGCATTATAGTTCAAATGAGCGATGATTGGAGTCCTCCTCGTCATTGGGATGCCCTAATTTCGAACGCTATTGGGGACACAACGCAAGAGAAAGTGCTGGCAGTATCAGATGGGCTTCGCCAAGACAAACTCCTCTGTATGGCCATTATGACGCAATCTAGGCTTCAAAAGCAGGGTTATATGTTCCATCCAGATTATCAAGGTTCAGATGGCATCTATTCCGATAATGAATTTACCGAAAGAGCCTATTCGGATGGAGTGGTTATTGAAGCCAAGGATTTAGTCTTTAAGCACGAAAACCCTATGTTCACCGGTGGACAAGCAGACGAGCAGTTAAAGAACCACAACAAGCCAGAATTTTATGAAAAAGGCAAGGCCATCTATGAAAAACGCAAAAGCCAAAACTGGTCGTAAGTCTGGAATCATTCGCTTTGGCAAGGCTCGGCCAGTTCCTCCGATGGTTGATGTGGATGTAAGCTATGACGAGAAAGCCGAGAAAGACTTATACAAAGCAGGAATGATTGCATTGAAGCACGATAAGGAAGCCGTGATTGCCTATGTGATTCGCAAAGCTTTAGAGGAGAAATTAAAATGCAAGAAGTAACCATCAATGATTCGTTTGGGCAAGCCCTCGTAAGGCATACGAAGGGGCTTGGTATTGGCCTAGAAATAGGCGGTGGAACTGGCGATGGCTCGACTCAATGCATTCACACAGATAAGCTATTCAGCATAGAGAATCACCCAGATCGCATAGGCAGACATCGAATGAACCTTGAGGCAAAGGGTGGGGTTTCGGTGCAGGGTACAGCGGTTATTTCTGGGCTATGGATGAAAAGGAATGAGATTGAGGAGTTTTATAGCACAACTAGAACAAGCATAAATCAATATCCTCTTGAGCAAATTCTTGGTTGGTATGATGAGTGTATTGAAACTTCCAAATCCTACGATACAAACGCAATCGAAGATATTCACTTTGAGCATAATGTAGATTTTAACTTTGTGCTGATCGATGGTTGCGAATTTTCTGGTGAATGTGAATTGCGATGTGTAAGACCATTCTTGGCAGACAAAGCAATCATCGCCTTGGACGATATTAACGCTATGAAGAACTGGACAAACTATCACAAACTTAAAGACTTTGCGAAACTGCTATGGGAGGATTGGTCTGTTCGTAATGGTGCGGCCATATTTCAACTATGCTGACCATCTTCACAATAGTTCTGAATGGGATGCCTTATATTGATAAGCACCTAGAAGAGTTTAAGAAATTAAAAATCCCTTGGCAGTGGAGGATTGTTGAGGGGGTGAGTGATCCTTTAGGATGCACTCGCTGGTGCAGACAAGTTCCCAACAAATGGCATAAAGATTGCGTCAGCATAGACGGAACACACGAATATCTTGCTAGCCTAAAAGAAGATAATGTTTCTTTGTATTGGCAATCAAAGCCATTCCCCGGCAAGCTGGCGATGATAAACGAAGCCTTGCAAGGAGTAGATGGTGGAGTTGTTATGGAGGTAGACGCTGATGAGATGTGGAGAGCAGATCAGATTGAAAAAATCTATGAGTGTATAAAGGGTGCGGAAGATGGAGCAACTATGCAATTTTCTTGTAATTTCTTTGTTGGAGAAAAGAAAAAGATAGTTACTAGGGAAGGATATAGTTCAAGTTGGTATGAGTGGATGAGGGCTTGGAAATGGGGCAAGAATGTATCTTTTACTAGCCACGAGCCGCCAAGGCTCAACATTCAATCTAGGCTGGTTCCAAAGGGAGTTACAGAAACTTGGGGGCTAGTCTTTAACCATTATGCATACGCCACACAAAAACAAGTCGAGTTTAAGGAAGATTTCTATGGTTATAAAGGATTGGTAGACGGATGGAAAGAACTTCAAAAGACAATCGGCCCAGTGCGGCTGAACCAATTTTTTCATCACGTTCAAGATAAAAGCGTTGTCGATGATGTATAGCAAGCCAAAGCTTTTCTTGTGCGGATTGGCTAGGAATTGTGCAAGATCACTATTGTCGAACATCCCATCTCTTTTGTCATTAAGGAAGAATTGGGATTTGTCTGGGGTAATACTAGAAAACGACAGCACAGACGACACGCCAAACATTCTACAAGCCTTAACCAAGCTCTGCCCATCTATTCAAATTCATAATTCAAAACCAGAAGAGGGATTATCAAGATACGAAAGAATGGCCTATCTTCGCAACGAAGCTCTTATGATTGCAGAGGCAGAGCAACCAGATTGGATATGTGTTGCAGACCTAGACTTATTTCAATTTACTGGACTAGATTCATATTTTCCAGAAAAGGAAGCAGAATCAATTATGGGGCTAATGCCAAAGCCATATGTTCCTTGGCATCCGGGTGAAACAATTAAATATGCTGGGAAAGACTGGGTGTATTACGATTTATTGGCCGTTGAGTTTAAGGATGGAACAAGACCGCATTGGGCGGGTGATATGCAATATCCAGACACAAAAGATGAATTTAAGAAGGCAGATAAAAGTTCCGTGAGCAAGGCGATGTTTGCTAATTCAGCCTTTGGCGGGATGGCTTTTTATAAGGCGAGTAAAGTAAGGGCGAAAAGATATACAGGAACAGATTGTGAACATATTCAATTTAACAAAAGTATTGGAGGCATTTATATAACAGATAGAGTTTTAGGGATATACGCTCCCCAGAATTGACATAAGGAGTGGGTTTATGGCTGGAACTATCAGCACCTCCTACTTTGCAACCGATCTTTCTTATATGATCGCAGACCTATATCAAAGCGTGACTGGATTGGGTACGAGTGCAGTTTCAGCGTCAGTAACAGACTTAACAACAGCAAGCGAGCTTGAGATAGGCGGAGAAGTGTTTAGGGTTACACAAAGCCTAGTCGTTTTGACTTCGTCAATTTCTGCCCCTAGCATCGGTTCGCTCTGCACCGTGAGTGGCGTGGAGCGTATGGTTGGAGGATTTTCGCAAAGCACAGATGGCCTTTCCTATACCATCGACCTTGCGGAGATTACAACCTAATGGCCTCGATTGAGAGGGAGGTAGAAAACGCCCTCCTTAATGTAGTTTCTGGCGTTACTGGTGTGAACTTCTATACAAGCGAAAGAGGCACGGCTCGGACTATGCCAAGCGTAACCGTTCAAGCCAGCATTGGAAGCGAGGAACTTTCTCCCTTTTCTGGCGTATTCAAGACCCCTGCATCTATTACCTATGTTGCAAGAGCAGACACAACGGCACGAGCAGATTTTGACTCAAAGTTTTATAGTATTTTAGAACAGCTTTATCGCTCACCAGACTTGGCAAGTTACCTAACAAGCAATTCAAACATTACTTTTTATGTAGCAAAAGTTACCGATGATAGTCCGTCAGTCATAGGACAGAATAGAACTTGGTCAAGAGCTATGACTTTGGATATTATGGCCACTGCAAAAAAATGAGCAATAGCGTTCAAATCAATGTAGAGGATGCGATTGCTAATTTGCTTTCTGCGGTTTCTGGTCTCAATGTCTATAAAACAAATAGAATAGGTGCAAAGCTATTCCCATCTGCCACAATTTCTGCTTCTGTTACCGGGCAAGTGTTGGGCAATTATACTGGTGTTTATGAGGTAAATGTTTCGATTGATTACTCTGATACATCCGCAAAGATTAGCCAAGCCAATTTTGACGCTAAATACTGCTCAATTTTTGAATCTTTTTATTCTGAAACACCACCTCTATTTACTAAAATACAAAACAACATATCAAACACCAAGATTTATACAGCACGAATAACTGGCCAAACTCCAACAATTAAGACATCAAAAAGGGCTTGGCAAAGGGGATTGAGAATGAGCGTTATCTGCACGCCGTCATAACTTGATATTATAATAACATTATGCTCGTCTTTGTTTTATCTCTTTTCTTGTGTTCTTGCTCGCCAAGCAAGCACGCTGATAATAACCCTCTGCCACGATATTCCGATATGTCAGCCGCCGAAGAGGCCGGAAGGACAAAATGAACTATCAATATACCTACGATGATTTTATGCATTCCCTTAAATGGCTAGAAGCCGAGGGATATATTGAGCAATTTATTGATAAGGATGGAAATAATTGCGTAAGAATCTGCGAGGGGGCAGAGAATTGTGAGTTATGAGTTCCGATCAAGTTGCAGAGTTGAGGGAGAGATTAGCCCGGATTGAAGAACGACAAACTAATATAATTGCCATTTTGGAGCGTCATACTAGCGAACTAGCTCAATGGTCTGGAAAGATCAATAGTAAGGTGGACACACTAGAAAGGGACGCTCACACTATTAAAACAAAATTATGGCTAGTTGCCCTTGTGTCGGGAGCCGTATTTTCGACTATTTGGGAACTGATAAAAGCAAGGGTTCTATATAGATAATTTGACACAAGCAAAGGAGATTATGAAAAACACACTTTCTAGCGAGGTTTTAATCTAATGCCAGCTGTCACGATTGGTACTACTGGACTTTCTTTTGGCTTGGTTGTTGAGGCTGGAATTGGTTTAGTTCAGAGCTTTTCAGAGACTCGTAATGTTGAGAAGAACGAAGTCCGTAACAACTCTGGCGATATTGTTGCTGTCGGATATTATAACGCTACCACCTCCTACTCGCTTTCTGTTGCTATTACTGGTGCTTACAATGTAACCGCAGGGGCGGCTCTTGCGGCTTTGGCAAATGCAACCACCCTCGGAACAACTCGCATCGACTCCATCACGCTGAACAAGTCTAACGATGCCTTTGTGACCCTCGACATCTCGGCCACTGGCTATCCGAACGTAAGCTAATAGAGGTTCTAATCCTCTAATTGAAATCCTAAACTTATGACCGAAGCTTTTTGGGGAACAACAAATATCAAGGTTGCCAGTGCGGTTGCTTCATTCGGAGCAAAACCAAGATCAATAGACCCGGTAACTAGAGTAATTAAAGACGACGGCTCTGCTCAAGCTACGTTCTGGTTCGAAACTGGTGCTGGGGCAGAAGCAAGAGCAGAAATGGAACGTCCTTGGTCAGAAATGAAAAGCGACCCAGAAAGCCCAATTCGTTATGTTCGTGCGGCATTGGAAAACCGAGAAACTCTTCTAGGGCTTCTTAAAAGGGCGGTTCCAGTAAGGGTGATACAACGTGGAGGCCAGACCCTACTTGTTTCAGAAAACGCAACCTTGGAGCAAAGAAAGGCAATCCTAAAGCATATATGAGCATATCCCTAGAAGAAGAGCTAAATTCAGTTTTTGCATCCCCAGAAAGAGAATTTGATGGAGAACCACTCGCCTCATATACAGAAGGAAGTAGGCTCCTTTTATTACAAGCAAAGACAGATGAGGACGTTCCACTATTCTTTGTATGGGCTTTTGTGTATCTGCATATTGAACTAGCCAAAAATAGAAAAGAAACTATTAAATTGGCTTGGGATAAGGAGGCATTTAGGAATAAGGTTCTTGAATGGGCAGACACAAAAACAGAAGTTCAACGAGAACAAGCCACAGCACTTGTTGGCTCTATTCTTGAGGAGGCATCAAAAGGAATAGTTGAGCCAATTAAGAATGGGTTTTCATCGGGAAAAGTCTAACGCCAGCGGGAATTGCAGTAACGGTATTTACGCTGGCAGAGAGAACCGGGTGGAGCATTGAATATATTATGTGGGGAATATCATTGGCTATGTTAAACCAAGCAAGTCACACTTATATGTGGGCTTCTGGGGTTAATGTAAGAAGGGCTGGGAAAGTAAAGGCACAGAATGTTCAAGAGATAGCAAAATTTCTTGGCGTAGATGCTTAACATAAAAGCAACATTATGGCAACTTCTGGAATCACTAGCAACATTGATGCGGTAAAAGATGCACTCAAGATTTATGGTCTAGTTGTCAGAAAAGATGCTGATGCTGAAACTAAAAAGAAAATGGCAAGCATAGCATATGAGTCTGCAAGATTTACTCCATTTGGAGAAAAGGGGGCGTTAAGGGCAGAAATATCGAATCTTCCGCTTACCAAAGATGGCGGCAAGAAAAGGTATGGCAATACAGCCTATGTTGGTCAATATAAGCTCATAAATTGGCAAAGAAAACTTGCTGGATTATTGCCAGTAGGAGGAAGTAAGTTCAGAAAAGTTAAGCAATACAAAGTAAGACCCGGAGCCTTGTCTGTTGAAGAAAGGGAAATAAAAAGACGCAATAGAGTTCACGCAACACTTGGGCCGTCATTACGGAAAAATCCATTTATGGATGGCAAATACAAGGCTTTTATTGCGAAAAGGATTCGATCAATCAAATTTATCCGTGCGGCTTGGAGCGTGGCGGCAGTTGCTTTTGGTGGGAAACCATTTAGTAGGGGAGACTTCGGGCCAAACGCTCTAGCAAGATTCTCGGGTTTAGCGTATGGAGGTGGAGAGGTTAAACCCATCGGACAAGATATAACAGAATATTCAATCTTTAATGGGGCTGGAAAGTATGATACAAGAAGGGCTATTAAGGGTGTTCAATCTGCACCAGAACGGCCATCTAAAGACCAAGAGCGAGCCGCTCAAATTATAGAAGAAGTCCTAAATAAAGGGGTAGCCGCTGTTTTGGCAGATATTACACAATACTTTGAAACTAGGGCAGATAGAGTTATGAAAGCTATTCGTGTACTTAACAGATTCAGATAGTTATGCCACTGCCAGTCATATTCAAATTCTTAACAGACACTAGCGGAACTCGTTTCGATGAGGTAACCAGTGGGCTAGATGACGTTAAAATATCTTCTCAAAAGGCTGGACACGCTGTCCGTAGTTTTGCATCCATTTTGCGATCTGGACAAGAGCCGGTAACTGCTTTAGCCGATTCCTTTGGAAATCTTACTAGGGCTTTTCATCTGGGTATTGGTGCAACCGTGGCGGTGGTTGGCATTGTCGAGGTAATAAAAAGTTATATTGCAGAGAGTGAAAAGCTGAATGCCATCACCGAGCAAATCAATGGAACAATAAAGACATTCCAAGACTCTGCTGGTGGTCTTGATTTGAGTGGAGCAATAGGACAAGTCAAGACTTTAGGCAGAGCGATGGAAGATGCTCGCTCCAAGATGGGCGAAAAAACAGATGTGATGGGCAAGGTCGGAAGAACAATAGCAGATACATTTTTTGGAGGCTCGCAAGAGAGAGCTAATGCAGGGATTGAGGCATTGAAAACCGCACAAGCTCAAGCAAGATTTGCCGCTGGAATAGCTTTAGACAAAAAAATTGAGGCAGTAGAGGCTGGTAAAGTATCAAAGTTTGCGGCTGAAAATCTTGCTATCACAGAGAAATATAGAGAAGAAAGACGCAAGGCAGTAGAGGCAGGGTTGCAAGAATCAGACCTGCGAAAGCTAGACACACTAGAAATTGAGGAACTAACCAATGTTGCTAGAAAAGAGATTGATGAGCGTGGCAAGGCCATTCAAGAGCAATTAGATCAAGAGAAACAAGCAACAGAACGCATCAATGAGATGCGAATTAAAAACGAAGAAAGAATTAATGCCCTTCGTCAGCAAGGAACAGATGAGCTATTAAAAGGAATTGAAAGCATAAATAAAAACAGATTGGCGGGTGCAACTCCTCTCTTAAATATGCTTACTTCTGCTACCGAAACTCTTGGGATTCGTGGAGTATCTTCGCTTGTGCAACAAAACAGAAAAGAAGCAGATATTGGGCTTGCAAAATCTGCACTAGAAAAATTTGGAATTACAAATAGAGACATAACTGCAACTGGTCAATTATTTCCATCGGCACAAGAAAAGTTTACTGCTTTAGGACAACTCGAAACGCAAAGCAAAATGCAAGAAAATGATAGGCTTTTTAATTCTGTTTATGGAATTGAAGAAGCGGTTTTGACGTTAAGGAAAACGATTGAGGATAAGCTTGGAGTTCCAATCTTAAAATCAGCATACTAATATGAGTTCTATTCTTATTGGCTCTTTGGCAAGTGGTGGGAAAGTTTTGCGTAAAACACAAAGCTCAACTGATGTGGATGGATTGGTAACGCTAGTCGAAACTTACACAATTCGCATACAAGATATTTCCACTATTGAGCCAGACAGAAACACAACTCACTCTAGCTTTACCGGCACAACTACATATCCAAGAATGCTTGTAGAAACCACAAGGGTCGATCCCTTGGACGGTGGCTTTGCACAGCTTATTGTTACTTATGTAGGTTTGGATTTTGCGACTGGATTGCCACCAGCATTTATTACAACAGTTGGACAACCGGGAGTTGGAGTGTTTGGTGCTGATGCGGCTATTGTTGTTAAGTATATTACTCAAGACTCTCTGTTTGATACACTAAAAGGTGGAAATATTTCGCTTAATCTTGGGGGCACAAGCCTAACTCTTCCAACCAAAAGGCTTATGCCTAGTGCAATCAATGGAACAACAATGCCTCCGAACCCTAGAGCAAGAGAATATCGCAGAACAAAAAATGTAATAGAAAATCAAGCAATAGCAACAGCACAATATCAATCATATTTAAAGGCAAATCCAGTGGGAATCGGAGGAATAGCTCAACCTCCAATAATTAACTACGCTCCTTCTAATGAGTGGATTTATGCTGGATATGTTCAATCCGCAATCAGCTTTCAGAGAAGGGGTTTATTCAATCAAATTGAGGAGCAGTTTACGGAATATTTTAAGGGAACAGATATATTTTATCAGACTGATGGAACTATTAACTTTGCGAATGTAAACTCATTTTCTGATGTAAACTACTCATTCTAGGTTATGGCTGAAAATCCTTCACCGCCAAAACTGCCGGGAAAAAGTCAGCCTTTACGCACAATAAGGACTAGTCCAAATGGTGTCGGCATATCGTCTGACTACATCAATACCATTATTGATCGTATTGAAGATTTAGTTTTAGTCGCACAAAGCCAAAAGCCGGTAGCTGGAAACAACATTACCGTAAATTTCACGCCTCAAGGTGCGGTTATTAACGCCGTTACACAATGATCCGGCCTCGCTTGTCCAAAGTGGCCAGCGGGACAAGGCTTACAACCGATCTGGTTAATGGCATCATCAATCGCACGGAATATGCCGCCGATCTTTTGCGACAATATAAGCTAACGGCTGGCAACGGAATGTATGTCGAGCCGCATTATGATGGAACGCGGGTCAGTTATTTGCAGCCAGTGGCGGGTGGGGCTACGCCAACACAGCCAATTACAATTACTCCATCATATAAGATAGTTGGAACTGCAACCGTAAGCGGAGCTGTTCGTGGTTGGCTTTACGATGGATTATCTTTTACTGATATAATTTACCCCGGGGCAGTATCAACAACTCCGCAGGGTATATATGGATCAACCGTTGTAGGGTATGCAGTAGTTGGGTCAACTGAACGAGGGTGGATTTACAATGGATCATCTTTTACTGACATAATTGATGGACGAGCTTCCAGAACTTATGCCACTGATATTTATGGGACTATTATTGTTGGTTTTAGCCAGCGTTCGGATATAGGAGGAAGGACGGGGTGGAGTTATAATGGTGCATCCTTTTCTGATATAATTTATCCCGGAGCATTTCTTACGGCGGTTTATGGATATGATGGGATTAATATTGTCGGAGATGCTTCTAGCAAAGGCTTTGTGTATAATGGTTCAACTTTTACAGACATAATTTATCCGGGTTCGGCCACTAGCTCCGCAAGAGGTATTGATGGAATAAACATAGTTGGATTTTCGACAACTCCTTTTTTGGGTTGGATTTATAGCGACTCAAGCTTTACGCAAATAACAAAAACTGGACAAAATGTTCAAGCTCATGGAATAAAGGGATCAAGAGTTGTTGGAGTTTATGGAGCTGGTTCTCTTTTGCCGTCGGCAACTAATACTGGTTATCTTTATGAAAACGAAACTTTTACAGATATAATTTATCCAAATGCAACATCTACGATTGCTTATGCGATTGGCTAAAATTGACACCTCCTCACCCTAAATGGCCTCTACCCTAGACCTATACATCGACACATCCTCCGGCCAACTTATCGACGGCGGGAGCGTAATTGGCGGGGCATTACCTACGCTTACCAGAAACGATGCATATACACTTCGTTTGCGGTTACTTGAAAAGAAGGCCAACGGATCGCTGGATGATATTAGTTATAATAATTCAAGCTTAAAAGTTGGAATAGGAAGTATTGAGCAATCGCCTTCTGATGGTTCTTTCAAGCTGGCAATCAATGGAGTTACATCATCGGCTATTCCATACAACGCAACTGCCATCTCGGTTTATAACGCCATCTCAAACAATGTTTCTACGGTGGCCTTGTATGGTTCTGGTTCCTATGGTTCTTATCTACTCACGGCTACCCAGCCAAACACGGCTATGTCGTTTAGCCCAGATGCCTTTACGCTTTTCCCAACAAGTTCTGTATTGATAAATACACGCAGAAATCCAGCGTCGAATGTTCAAGCACAGCAAGTGGTTAAACTTGTTCGCAATCCGATTATCTATGCAGATACATTCACATCTACACCAACATCTAGCGAAATAACCCTTACAAAATTACAAGCTGGAAGTTCAACTAAAAATGAAACGTGGGAGCTTGCGGTCGGGCCGTTGGCTCGTGGAGGTTCGTTTGCGTTAGTTTATGGTGCAAACTCAACCACAGCTATTCCTCTTTTCCAATCTGCTGTATCGGTTCAGGCATCCATCTCCGCTGGTATCAATACAATCACCTCAAACGTAAGCGTTCAGGAAAATGGAAAGGGCGGGTATATTATTGGATTTACTGGCCGTCTTGGTCTAACAAATATTACAACTTCATTCAGTTTAGATGCAAGTGGGGTTCAGTTTATTCCAATGCGTCAGACCACTCTCACAATCAATACCGCAGAAGTCGAGGATGCGTTTGCGGATACTACCGATACAACAATTACTCCGACTATTGAGGTTGAGCTTACTCAAAATGGAACACCAAAGACGGTCTATCAATCAAGCGTATCAATTAGAAAAGATTTGATTACAGCTGGAAGTACGGTTCCGGGTGCAAGAGATTCATATTATACCAAATCCGAGGCAAACGCTCTTTTTGTTGAGGATTCAAGTGCTAATGTTGATGCAACAAACAGGCAATTATATGATGTTTTTGCTACGTCCTCAATAGATTATTCAAATAGAAACTTAATAAGCAATACTGGATTTGATACAATATTAAGCTGGAATACAGGTCTTGCGGTGCAGAATGTTCCAGTTGGTTTTTATGGGACTACGCCAACTGCACAACAAGCAAACATCAATGTGGTTTCTGGCCTAATCAATGTTGGGCTAATTGCAAGCGGGACAACCTATGGAGTGTTGCCTCAATCGACTGAAACACTCACAGTAACGACTTCACTTAACTTTGGGACAGTCGCAGCTAATTCTTCCAGCTCTATCACAGTTTCCATGACTGGTGCTGCTGTGAACGACATTGTAATGCTTGGAATACCATCAGCCGTCTCGGAAGGATTAACTTTTTTTGGGCATGTAGTCGCTGCAAATCAGGTGCACGTAGATGCAGTCAATGCAACTGGTTCAGGCAAAACCCAGTCGGCTGTTACATTTCGAATCACGGTTATCGGATATTAGCCTTTGACATAAACTTAAACTTATGAACCAACTCCTATCCTTTGTTCAGACGCAAGATTTATTTGCTTGGCTTGGAGCATTGACCGCCCTCCTGACAGCGGCCATCGCAGTTGCTTCTTTGTTCCCCGGTGACGAGCCGGAGGCCACGCTCCAAAAGATTGTAGATTTTCTCGCCAAGTTCTCACGGAAATAAAAGATGTGGGAAGCAACCCTCGGCATCTTCGCTGGTGTGGTTGGGATTTTGACTTGGTGGTTGAAGAACAGAGCAAAGACAAGACAAGAGCGAGACGATGACCAGATTGCTTACAACCGCCGTCTCCGTGATTCAGAAGTGGATTCTTGGATTCATCGCCGTTAGCTTTCTTTGCGGGTGCGTAACCACACGCCCTTACGATAGTGGCCAAGTCCCGAACCAAGATTC